TGATGGTGTGCCTAGAGCCGGAGTTACGAAAGTTGGACTTGTCGCAAAGACTAACGAGCCTGATCCGGTTTCGTCCGTAACAGCACTGGCGAGATTAGCCGAGGATGGTGTTCCCCACCATGTGGCAACACCTGTACCCAAACTGGTAATTCCTGTACCACCATTACCAACTGGGAGAGTGCCTGTAATCTGTGAAGTAAGGTCAACGCTTCCCAGTGTGCCACCCAAAGTAATAGTGCCAGAAGTGGTAATTGTTCCACCTGTGAGTGTAATGCCATTAACCCCACCACCGTCAGCGGTTGCAACAGAGGTTACTGTTCCTGTACCTGTCTCAGTAGGGTTTGCAAGAGTAACTGCTGCACCTGATCCCGCACCATCAGTGTAAACCCACGCTTTTACACCTGTGGCTATAGTAACTTCAGCGCCTGAACCTTGTTTAATAATAATGGACTGACTTCCACTCGTAGCATTCTCAATCATCCACATCTTGGAAACAGTATTTGGTGCAAGTGTCAGGGTACGAGTTGCAGTTAACGAACCAGCCGAAGTGAACTTGAGATAGAGCGCCCGTGTGCCGTCTGCGGTAGCATTAGGCATCGTGAAGGTTTCATTGGAATCCGCCGCTACCTGTTTGGTGCCATATCCTAGAGCATCGGTTATAAGCTCCAAATTGGTGTTGGTCGAGGTGCCCCAGGTACCGTCCTCATCTCCGGTGGTTATTTCTTTCAGTCTTAAATTATTTACATAAGTTGCCATGATTAATTCCTATGCCGCCGTGTCTATGTCTATCCAGTTAGGGGTTTGAGTGTCTGTAATGTCCACCCAATTTGGTACTTGTGAAACATCTATGCTTGTCCAACCACCCCGTATTATGGTTCCTATTGCACCTGTTCCTACTACCCCTGTGGGAATAGTCAGATTACTGTAATTCGTTACAACAGTACCTACTGCCCCTGTTCCTACCACTCCCTCTACCGTAAATATAGCTGCTGGGGTTACAGCTTGTACAGCTCCGGTTCCAGCTACACCTGTGGGGTAAACAATCCAGTCGTAGGCTGGTGTTACTGTCCCTATTGCCCCTGTTCCTGCTACCCCAGTAACATCAAATACTGTACCAATACTAAAAGTAACTGTGCCTACTGCGCCTGTTGCTATTATTCCGTTTGGTACAATGGAATCGCTAGTGTTAGTGCTAACACTGTTTATTTGCCCTACGCCTTGTACACCAGTAATAGCAAAACTTGGTACTATTGATGGGGTTCCTATTGCCCCTGTACCTTCTACCCCCGTGGGGATAGTGAGGTTACTGTAATTCGTTACAACAGTACCTACTGCCCCTGTTCCTACTACCCCTGTTGGGTAAGCTATACTGCTGTAACTTACAACAACCGACCCAATAGCACCGGTACCAAACGTGGTAACACCATTATCACCCCACGCTTCTTCACCCCACCCACGAGCACCCCAGACGGCACCAAGATAAACAATAGTAGAAGCTTGGCCGCCCCATCTATTAAAACCCCAAGGCCGTTGACCCCACCCGCTCACAACAAGCTCCTGTTATGCTATACGAATGATCGCAGTGGCCGCAGCCGCAGCCGGGAATTGGATTTGAAAATCACCAGTGCTTACGGTCTGATCCCCTCCAAAGCTCAACACACCACAAGCAGAATCAGAATCCGAGGTATCGTAGATCAAACCACCGCAAGTAGTAAAACTAGATGATCCCCACGTTTCGTCAGCAAAATCTAAGATTGCTGTAGTTCCATCAGCGGTAGGTGTAACAGACGTTAGAAACTCGCCCGGACGGGTGTAACCCGTAGCTGTAGCTAATTCATCGGAACCCATGTCAGAATAGTTAGTGGTTGCAGCGCCATAAGTACCACTACCCGAAGCTGTAGCTTTAAAAAGTGCCATCTTGAACGTACTGCTGCCCACCGTAAAATCATGCAAACCTTTCAAAAGTTCTACTTTGAACGACGTAGGCATTGCCGTTGTGATTGTAATTGCCATGTTATACCTCTAGTAGTTTTACTAATTCGGGGTGCCCCGCTTCCTTAAAACGATTGGTTAATGTGGTGTTATGTGAAGCCACAGCTTGGCGTAGATACCTAACCAAGACTCCTTTAATTTCTTTTCTAAATGCTTCTGCTTGCGCCTGTATAACAGGGTGTGAGTTATTACCTATAGAGATAATCTTATCTAACGCTTGTTCCGCTATTTCTTCAGGGGTAAAACCACGGTTAGATACGGCTCCTATTTTTACTATTCCTACTTCCATGCTGCCTGCGGTGCTTAACATAATCTACCCTCTAATCTACTGTGGTGCTATTCGTACTACACCACTACGGTAAGTATCTGTTTCTAATTTACCAGCCCCTAAATTCTTCAACAATGTCAATGCGTCTATATATAATTTTTGGTACATCTGTACCATATCTCCTTCACCCTTCTGGAACCGTATTGCTTCAACCAATGCACCATTAAGCAACGCTGAATCAAACTCAGTTCCTAACCATGTGGTACTTGCTGTAACTATAGACTCAGGATACTCTGCAAAATGAATTTCTGAAGCATAGGTGGCATCAGGAGTTGGCCCCAAAATAAAAGTACCATCTCCAAAAATTGCGTAATGCACTGGCAGACCAGTATTCGCTGCTTTGGGGTAAGCTTCCCTGATAAAACTTACATCTTTGTTTATTAAGTAATGGTAAGCATTGGTTGCGTCTATGACAGCCAGTGAGTAGACATACAACATATTCGTAGGCATCGTCAGGTACTTGATATTAATAGTGGTAGTACCTGTTTGGTTAGTTCGCATTGCAGGCAAATCTACAGCAGCATATATAAGTTGTTCTGCTTGTTGAGTAAACATAGCAAGCTGATCAGCAGTAAAACTCTGCTCACAAATATCTTCTATGTTAGTTGTAAGTTCGGCGTAATTCACTCGCTACCCCTATGCCATTGGCCCTCGGCTCATCAAACCTTTAGTAGCTGCACCACCCCCACGCATCTTTATGCCACTGGTTTTAACAGGAGCAGAAGAATTTTCTGGTGAGTTTACTTTTGTACCCGGTTTATAATCTTTAATACCGGGCCATTTTTTAACTTTGATCGCTTTTTCTTTAGCCATTGTAATATCCTAAGTAATTACTATTGTTACATACCCAATATGCCCAAAGGCAACAAGCGGGTCTACCGGTTCAATATGTGCCCGACTCTGGGGGTACCCCGTAAAGTCCGGTCTTGGATCACGTATTGCTTGCGGGTCTGATACAGGGAACACCCCCAACATTAATTGTGGTTGATCAGGGTTCCAACACTCTGGACACGCCTTAATGCCCGTCACAACCGCTTTCACAACCAATGGCTTTAACTGACGTAACTTATACTGAAACCCACATACATCACAGTCAGCAAGTGCATTTTGCCCCGACGCAAATCTTTCACTCATCCTTACCTTGCTCCATAAATGCGGGGGACTAAACTAATGGAAGCTTTTTCCCTATCCTCCCCCGCTGCCAAAGCATATTGTTCATCATACTGCGCTTTAAGCATCTCTATACGGGGCATTAATTCGGGGATTTTAGTGGCAATATAATACGCCAACCCCGACACCAAAGCAGGAAAAAACCTAAAATTCATATCAGGAGTCTCAACTCCAGACCCGGCATCTTGTATTCGCCTTAGTCTCCAATACCTGAGCACATAATATGGTGCAAGGGCCGTCCCCTGTTCTGGCACAGGCCATACAGTTACAGTAGGATTATCCCTAAGTCTGTCTACCCACACTTGAATAGGGCGTCCTTGGGTAAGCTTATTGGGTATAGAAGAATAGGTAGAAACACTAATGCGGGAGAGATTAAGATCAGACTGCAAAGTAGCACTCCCTGAATTAGTACGGATAACCTGTTCAATCAAATCAATGGTGGCAGCGGGAAGATCGTATGTAGCTACCCCTTCTTCTAAATTTATAGACCCCTCATCAATCGTCCACATGTTAATACCACGATTGGCCCACTCAATAGTCAATAAATTCATTGACCTCCTAGCAGTTTTTAAATCATAACCTGAATGTAATTCTCTTCCAGCACGCTCAAATGCTTCTTCAGCAATTTCTGTGAAGTCCATTATAAACGTAGCTGTATTAGTAGTTGCCATTAAGTGACACGTCCTCTAGTGCGCCCCCGCTGTGCTATACCATCCCCTCTAGTTGCAGTTCCTTCCACCTTAGTAGTTTTCTGTGTTGTGGTAGCTCCCTGTACATCCGCATCTGTTATGCGAGTTGGTCTGCGTATTGCTGAAAATGGATCATCTTTCTTTTTTGTCACCGTCATTGATGGGATGCCCCCAACATATGGGCCATGTTTACGTATTACTTTCTTTTTAGCCATTATGATAATTTCCTCAAGGTTTTAGCCAATCGTGCACGTTGCCCCAATTTGCCGGATTCTTTAGCCGCCGCATTTAATTTTTTAGCGGGAATCTTTTCCCCTGCCTTGACTCCTAATTCCTTGCGTAAAGCTCCGGGCTTCTTAATAGCCTTTTGAATCCAACCACCGTCTTTCAACGCAACAGGCTTTTTACCTCCAGGCATTTTACAGGGGCATATTTTCCCCATACCTCTAGATCGCATCATGGTAAAGGCTCCTATAATGTGTTATCGTTGCCGCTTAGTGGAATCATAACCACCTTGCCAACCACGCTCCGCTGCTCTTCCCCATGCGCGTGGTTTGGTAGAACCCTTTTTGTCATCTAGGCGAGCATGGGCATCTTGAACAGAACCCCCCGTTGCCATATGGCGTTTTTCATAATCTTTTTCACGATTAATACGCCTTCGTTCATCTCGTGCATCCCTGCCTTCAGCACCACCCATGCGTTCTTTAGGGGCAATACGATAAACCTCATCGTCAAGATTACGTAGGACTTTCTTGTCGTGAGCCATCCCGCCACGGGCATATCCTTTTTTTACAGCTTTACCCGGCTTATTAGCCGTACTATTGTATTTACTTGGCATATCTTTATTCCTCTTATCTGCATTAGCAAACTCCCGCCCTACGTCTTGGGAAACGCCCGCCTTTTTAGCAAATTCAGGGTTATTGGCAACGGCGGCCATAAACCGTGCTTGCTTCTTACTCTTACTAGGCATTACCCATAATTCTTCGTCATAGTTATTATAACCATGTACGAATCCGCAGCAGCAGCACCGATCGTAGTAAAAAGTATGTCACCGGTTACCCCAGTCCCTGCATTATTAGGAACGCCATAAGCTGAAAAATCCAGAGTATCTGAATAATCCTGTGGAAGCGTTGCTAGTAACACATTAGCTGTAGCATCAAGATCAATCTGTACTGACATCCCGTAAGTTACGAACTGAATAGTTTGTACGGTAACACTCGTACAAGCAGCCCCAGTACCATCTTCAACTTCTAAATCAGAAACATTGACTTTTACAACCGCAGTTTCACCAGTATTATCTGATAGGTTCGTAAACTTCATAATAGCGGTACGTTGACCGTCTTGAATGGTTTGAGTTGTTACTGCATCTGCCATAATTTACTCCTTAATCTCGCCTCGTAAAACCATAGCTTTCCGCTCTGCACTCCCTACAGGAGGCAAAGAAGAAGCCACTTTCTTACGGGGGGCTTGTTTAGGAGCTGCCTTTTTAGGGGCTGCCTTTTTCTTAGCAGTAGCCATAAAGCCCCCTGTTACCTAGTTTCAGCAGCAATAATGTAATCCAGAGTAGTAACACGAGTACCTGTTGCATTACCGGAAAGGCTC